CCCAGGTAAAACAGGCGGGTGGGTTGACTGTAATTCACCTATCCGCAAAGACGGAAAAATAACAGGATACAAACCTTGTGGAAGACAAAAAGGCGAAGAACGAGCTAAATATCCTTCGTGTCGCCCAACCGCAGCAAGGTGTAAGGATAAAGGTAAAGGTACTAAATGGGGTAAAACAAAATGATAAAACTAATCAACATACTAAATGAAGCTGAACTAAACCAATGCCCAGCTCCAACCCAAAACATTGAACTCAACCTTCAAAATAGGCAAAAGGCTATCAACGAATACGGCTATGGCCCGTTGAACCCAAACCAACCCAACGAAAAATTTTGGCAAGCCAAAGTTGATATGTGGAAGCTTGATTCTATAGAAGAAGCTAAAACTTCCCGCTGCGGTAATTGCGCCGCATTCGATATTACAACTAAAACATTGGATTGTATTGCTAAAGGGATAGGCGACGATGAAGGTACAGAAGATCCGTTCGATGTAATTAAAGCTGGTAAGTTAGGATATTGTAGATTTTTAAAATTCAAATGCGCTGCTGCTCGAACTTGCGATGCTTGGGTGGTTGGAGGTCCTATTACAGATGACAAAGCCATATAAAGATATAGAAATCACAGACAGCTATATTATTCGTGAATTTGACGAAAATATAGATTCTATTGAATTAAAATGGCATCGGGATCTAAAATCTCGTACAGTAACTGTGTTAGAAGGACAAGGATGGAAATTCCAAAAAGAAAACGAACTTCCTTTGGAATTAAATAAAGGAGATGTTATATTTATTCAAGCTAAAGAATGGCATAGAATATTTATAGGTGAAACAAATTTAAGGTTAAAAATTGAAGAATATAACTAAAATATATCTTGTTGAAAATTGTTATGGTGATCCTAATAAAGTTTATATTGGTAAGACTATAAATTCAAGAGAATCTAATCATAAAAAAACGTATGGTACCCAAATTAAATATACTTTTATAGATGAAATAAACTCATTGAATAGAAAAGATTGGGAACCATTAGAAACATATTGGATAGAGCAGTTTAAGGCTTGGGGATTTGAGATAGTAAATGTAAGAAAAAAGGGAGGAATGGGTCCTGAATTCTTATCTGAGGAAGCTAGAAGTAAGAAATCTAAAGCTATGATAGGAAAAGCCCATTCAAAAGAAACTTGTTTAAAAATAAAACAAGCATTACAAGGAAAAAAAAGAGATAAAAAAATTGGAGAAAAAATATCAAATTCAAAAAAAGGTAAGTCTATTAATTTAATAGTAACTTCTCAACATAAAAATAAATTAAAAGAAATAAAATCTATTCCTATTACCCAATATGATTTACAAGGAAATTTTATTAAAGAATGGGATTCAACTCAAGAGGCTGCTTTTTTTTATAATGTTCAAAAAGGACATATATGTAACGCTTTAAATGGAAGATCCAAATCAAGTAAAGGATTTATATGGAAATATAAAAATTAATATATTTATAAAGGAACATGAACACTTAAATTAAAGATACACAAAGTACAGACCGATTCATAGCCGGTCGCTTAACAAAAAAACTGACAGCTGTGGCGTCACCCCAATAAACTTGGAGACGCCACTTTTTTTATGTATATTTAATAGTTAACAATTTGAAATATGAAAAAAATAGTAATTGTAGGAGCAGGTGTAGCTGGAATGAATGCTGCAACCAAATTAATAAAAAAAAATTACTCTGGTAATTTAATAACTGTAATAGATGCTGGAAAAGATCCATATAATAGACTTAAAGATGAAGTAATGCGAGGAGGCTTCGGAGCTGGGCTTTTCTCAGATGGTAAGTGGAGTTATCTTCACAATGCAGTAGGGGGTCAACTAGCTAAGTACATGGGAGAAAAAGAGGCAGACCAGGTCCTAGACGAAGCATGGTCTTATATTGTAGAATTTCATCCTGATCCTTTAAAAATAATGTTCTCTGAACCAACTCAAGAACCCGAATTTATTAAACCATATTTTAATCTAAGAATGGCCCCAGCATACCACATTGGAACTAACTATTTGCATGATATGGGTAAAAGATGGTACGATTGGTTAGTTGAAAAAGGTGTTAATTTTATGTGGGAAACCGAAGTAATAGATATTGATTTTGAAATCCAATATATAACCCTTAACAATAAGCTAGAAATCATAAATTTTGATAAACTTATTTATGGCACAGGTAAATCTGGTATTGATTTGACTCAAAAGCTAATTGATAAATATAATTTAAACAAAGAAAGTAAAAGTGTACAGTTGGGGGTTCGTATGGAACTTCCACAAAAATACATGCAATCAATTGTAGATATAGCATATGATTTTAAATTATATAAGCGCCATAACGATAAAGTGTCCTCGCGTTCATTTTGCAGTAATAATTTTGCGGCTTATGTAGCCGAAGAAGTTACATACGATATGAGATCATATAATGGTCATAGTTACAAGCAGCAAGATATGGTAAATAATATGACTAATTTTGGTATTATAATGGAAATAAAAGGAATAGACAGCCCATTCAAGTTCCAAAAAGATATAGTATCAAAATGCCAAATTGATGGAAAAGGTATTCATTATTCCCCTAATTTTACTCGCAAACCATCATTAACTGCTGAAGGTAAAGAAATGAATGTAGTTAGTGTAGGTAATTTAGATCTATTTAAACAAGTATATGGTGAATACGCCGATTATATCATCAATTATATTGATGACTTAAATAAAGTATTTAATTTTGAAGATGATTACTCACTATACATTCCAGAAGTAAAATTTTTATCCGAGGAAGTTTTAACAAATTATGACGATTTATCTTTAATAAAATATCCTAATATACATTTTGTAGGGGATAGCTTATCTTCTAGAGGAATAGCTGTAAGTGCCGCTCAGGGCGTATATTGTGTAAAAAACTTTTAAAACAACACTATGGAAAAATGGGAACTCACCAAAAAACTCACTAAAACCGACGGAACAATAGCATACATATGGGATGGCAAGCTCCACAATTGGGACGGCCCTGCTTTAATACCCGAAGGTAACATGCGTAAACGCGAATACTATCTTTATGGCATTCCTAAAACAGAAGAACAATGGAAAGAAGCACGCAAAGATAGAGAAGGACTTCCGTGGTATAAAAAACCTAGCGTTACAGGAACAAGTAGATATTAAAAATATCGTTTTTTATTTTTTTTTTAATATGTATAATCAAATAAATATTTAAATTATGAAACAAATACTATCTGAAGAATTTCGCAGAATGCAGAAACTTGCTGGTATTATTGCTGAAAACCAAAATAGTTTTCCTAGTGAAGATGAAATTAAAGCAAAAAGTGAAATGGGTGGTTCGGTAACATTATCAAAAAATGGAATCAATTATGACATTAACTACACAGTAAGTTCTGAAAGTGATGATGAAATGTCATTTGGTGTCTACCCTTCAGGAGGTAGCGAAGATGAAGAACAAATAGCAGAGTTTTATACATATGATGAATTAGTAGATTGGTTTAATAGGTAGTAAATTTACTATTGGTGATGAATTAACAACTTATGGGGGTGGTGAAAAAGTTACAGTAATAGGTATAAAGCCCAATTTAGCTGCTGCTTTAGCAGATACTGAAAATTCTGAAGCTGTTAAAGAACTTAAAAAAGATTTACGTAAAAACCTTATAAGTATAGAAGATAGAAATAAACCTTTTTATTTAGTAACATCTGAATCGTTTCCTATTAATAAATATTATATTGAATCTGAATTGGAATTATAACAAAATATCCGAATGTACACTTTGTTGGCGACGCTCTTTCAGCAAGGGGTATAACTGTTAGTGGAGCTCATGGTATTTATGTGGCTTCTTCGATTTTACAAAATTCTTAAATATTTATAATCGAACAAAAACTCGATTATGAATTACCAAAGAATATATAACCAAATAGTTGAACGTGCCCAAAATAGAACTTTAGATGGTTATAAAGAAAAACACCATATAATCCCAAAATGTATTGGTGGGAATAATGATAAAGAAAATATAGTAAAATTAACAGCAAAGGAACATTTTTTATGTCATATATTACTTTGTGAAATTTATCCTAAAAATATAAAATTATATCAAGCTTTATGGTTAATGTCTACTAACAAAAATAAAAAAAAAGGGAAAAGATATAAAGTATCATCTAGAGTTTATGAAAGAATTAAAATAGAAGCTTCTAAAATATACAAAAACCGAACACAAACTAAAGAAGAAAAACAAAAAAGAGTTAATTCTCAAATTTTAACTTGGGATAAAAAACGCAAAGAACAAGGTTTAATAATTAATAAAAATTATATTTTTGATTTTATAAAATCATACCCCAATATTAAATTAAC